TTTAATATAGTATCTTTGTGGCGGCTATAAAATGAAACTCTCTTTTTTCTTGGCTGATAGGTTTTTCTTTGTTGTTTACCTATCAGCCTTTTATTTGCCTTATTCCCATATCAGTTATTTTTTGTTTTCCGGAAACCCGTCCGGTCGGTTGTTGTCTAACTTAGAAAGCTTTGGGCTTTATAGCTTCATTTAATCGGATACCGAACCCTCATTAAACCCTTCGGAGATACTGTCCTTCTTTCTCCTCTTACGGCTTTCGCCTTATAACCGGTCGTTTTGGATACTCTTAGTCAACCGGTGGGGGCTTTCTTTGTTTGACACTACAAAGATAGTGCATTTATTTTAAACGCGCAAATTTTAGATTAAAAAAAGAGGGATTTTTTTCAAAAAAAAAAATAAGTCATTAAAATAACACTTATTTCAGGCGAATTTTAAATTTAAGCTACTTTCTAATCGAAACAATGTATTTATATACCCCCAACAAGAAAAATGCCTTAGAATTGATTTTTTAAAGCCAAAATAAGAAGAGGGCGGAAAACCGCCCTCCACTAATACCTAAAAATAGATGATGAAAAAACTTCTTAACTATTAACTAAGCACTACAAAGATATATTTATTTCCGGATAGATACAACTTCTACGCCTTTTATTTCTGTATATGGATTTTTAGAGACTATATTAAAGCTTCTTTCTTTTATCTTTTTTGTTTTCCATAAGACGCCTAAAAAACGCTTATATATAATAGTCTCGTACAATATTAAACTATCCCTTATTTGAATGTCTCCTATTAAGGTATCGTTATATACGCACGCCTCTATATTGGTCCATGAATCACGAAAAGATACACAAGGTATCAATTTGTAGGCCGTATCGCCTGGTATATATATAAGGCTATCTTTTACCTGTGCTCTAATCTTTATAATAGTTTCGGCTTGAATCTTACTAAAATTTTGTAGTTCCTCATTTTTCCGCTTTAGTTTGTTTATTAAGTCTGCATCTTCCTTCATGAACCTTTCGTAATCCTGAATGGAAAGCTCCAACACCCCAACGCGTGCAGCATTCAAACTATCTAAAGCCCGATAATACTTCACATCGTTCAATAATACCGCGTTATTACGTTTATAGGTGTCTCTATCGTGTTTTAGTTGGCTTACTCTTACATTAAGGAAATAAGCCACTAAAACAACAACTAAGACACCTAATATTATTATTATTTTCTTCATTCTTTAATCGTTTGACGTTGCAAGAACCTCCAGCACTTCCGACATATTAGCATCGACAATAAGGTTAATATACACTCCATTATTTATTAGACTAAAAAAGTCTAAATGATAACGCGTATCTGATTCTGCACTAAACGAAACGGAATACATATCTTGGTTTTCGTTATTTTTGTCTAAATCGCATAACGCAAAACATACATTGTTATCTCCCATTATACCACGCATTTCCACAAATTTAGAGGCATAATTATTATTAATAGCCTGAACCGGTGTACTTTTACTTATATTACCGAAAAGGAGGTTATAATGTTTATCCGCATTTAGATTATAGCACGGTAATACACTATCTTTTACGTTATATACTTGGTTCTTTAGTACATTGCCTTGACTTGCTGCTAATACTTTGTTAGCCGCTATCGAATCTAAGTTATTTACAATATCATCCTTTGTTAAATAATTACCCCCCCCGAATCAATATCTTTTACAACTACTTGGAACGTATCACCGCTTAACGTGATTTGAAGGGCTTTTTTATCTCCGGCGTGGTTATATTCAATATAAAACATATCGTCTTCTATTGAAAAAGCGGTTGCCTTTATAATCAAGTTTTCGCCCTGAATGAATACGTTTACGGCTAAATGATTCTCTATAATATACTTCATCATATCGCCCGGAAATCCGGTTATTTCCGTAAATTCGTCAATATCCAACGTCTTGCCGGTTTGGTCTAATATGAAATCCTGCAATATCAAAGGATAAGAGTGCAAAACCATATCATTCAGGATAGGAGCTAAATGTATAGCTCCCTTATCTCCCATTTTATAAACGTCTACTTCGATTCTTTTAAATAACTCTTCCATAACAAACACTTTTAATAGTTTCAAAAATCACTTTACTAACTCTATTCCGTCCGTCTTCCGACTGAATAAAAGCACAATCTTTGCGGGTATCCATGAAGAAATTTTCCACTAACACCGCCGGGCATTTGGTGTGTTTTAATATATAAAATTGGCTTTCCTTGTCGGGGTCTCCGTCGCTTGTATCTTTGCGTATTTTCCAACCGTCCGGAGCAAATTCTTTTTCAGCCTCTTTATATAGTTCCGTTGCTATCAAATCGGCTTTTGTTTGGCCGGCGGACGTATAAGCCTCCCAACCGGTGCCACCGCCTGCGTTTGCGTGTACGCTTATAAGAAAGCATTTACCGGAGGTCTCTGAATATATCGCGTTTGCACGCTTACAACGTGCCGACAAAGATACATCTTTTGTCTCCGGTACTAATATTCTATACTGAATGCCTTCTGCCTCTAACATCGAACTAACACGCTTGACTATATCACGGTTGAACTCCCATTCAAACAACTGCGTACCATCGTCCCAAACCGGCGAACGCTTACCGGCTGTATCAATACCGTGACCTCCATCAAGAATTACAACTTTACTCATTTTCGTTTTCTCCTTTCTTTTTATTGTTTTTGTCGGGGTCGTCCCCAAATTCTTTTTCCACTCTTTCAATTATCGGTTGCAAATGCGACGGCAAAGCCCTTGTAAACTCCAAACGGATAACATGGTAAATAATACGTAATGCCAAATTCCGGGGGTACGCAACAATAAGATTGCGGAACGCATTTTGCAAATAAACGTACATAAACACATAAGTAAGCGATTTAACAACTACAATTGCTGCTTGGTCGTCGCCGCAATTTTTCATAATGAAAAAAATCGCCTCCACAATAAACAGATACAAAAGCAATTCGCACAATGCGTTTTTGAACTTTCGGAACGAAAAGTTTTTGCATCGTACAATCGCCACGCCGTCCGCCCTCATGCCCGCCCAAATATTGAACGCAAACATTACTACTAACGCATAAACAAAATCTTTTGTCGGGGTTAAATACCCAAATAACGGGCTAACCGTGGAAATGGCGATTATACGCCATTGCTCCCAATTAAATATTTTTTCCATATTATTTTAATAAAACATTCATCGGGAAATCAAATCTATATCCTTTATCTAATGCCCATGCAAAAATCGTTTCTGCATCTGAAGCAAACTGCATAAAATTCCATTCGTGACTAAAAACTATCATGTCAAATGCTTGCATTGACCCACCGGCACTATTATAATAATTCAAACAGCCCTTAACATTGCTCCAACGCTGTTGTATTTGTTCTAATCTGAAATCAGTTTTAAATATACACAATTGGGTTTCACTATCGTAATATCTATCTCTTGCATCTAAATATGTTGACTGCTCATCAGATAAATAATAATTAGTTTCTCTTGCTTCTTTGTTGTAACTCCAATCGTCGCAACCCAAAAAACCTAAACAACCACAATTTGCGTCCCTTTCTCCTCTGCAACTTTCTAATGTACCTTTAAAATAGTCATTTCGTGGAACACGGTCTATAATATCATAGTTCCCTATTGACGTCATTATACCATTTACAAAGTCATTCCACCATTGTTTACCGTTTTCATAGGTAGCAGTTTTCCAACTTTCACCATTTCCGTGATAACCGAATTTCATCCAATCCTTATTGTATATAAAATCATTTTTAAACTTTGCAGGAATATCGCTCATTGTTCTTTGTACATATAGACTAACGGTTATTCCAAATTTCAAATGCCATTCTCTTAATTTTGCAAAAGTTGAATTATCAAATATTGAATTGTATGTATTCGCATTTGTCACAATATCTGCTATTGCATCTTTAAAATCATCTAAACTAAAATGAAAGAACTTGTTAGAGTTTTTCCTTTCTATCTCCGTAAAATGTCTCGTGTCTAAAAGTGTTGGTGTGTCACTTACTGAATACAATTTTGGGGTATTAACAGATAAAACCTTACTACCGGTTTTATTAAATTTAACATCATTGTACTTTCTATTAGAAATATACAGATATTTTGATTTAAGCGGTATAAACACGTATTTTGGCAAAATTCCTTCATTGCTAACATATCGTATTACTTGGTTATTTTCGTCTGTTATTGCTGATTTAGCAGCATAGGAATTTCCAAAACAATACGCATCTAATAGTATATACTGATTTACATATTGCCTAACATCAACCTTAAAACAATTAAAGTTATTTGAATTTTGCTCCGTAAACCGATAATCAAAATACTTATTATCATGCAGTTCTATGGATATTTCGCTCGGCTCACGATTTGTAAGTAATACATCCCTCTTATATTCTTCTGCGTCTAAAGATTCCACTTCGGTAACATCTTCAATTAACACATACATTGCTTTTGTTCGGTCGATAACGTCGTTAAAACCTATACGTATTCTCTGATAGTCTTTTTGTGTTGAAAAGACTTGTGACTTTGACGAATGAAGAGAAGTAAGTTGTTCTTTAACACCCTCTGACGTATATCCATATATATTATTAGACCTATAATTGGATATATCCCCATTATATGTTACTTTATATTTTTTCCCCACCTCAATCATATAAGGCATATCAACTCCTATGTATTGGAGTGTTAATTTAATATATGCAGAATTTGCATTTGAACGTTCCTCTAACTCGGCAACTTTCGCTGCTGTTGTAATTCCCGCATCAAATTTAACCCAATAGCCATTTTTATTCGTAAGGATTAAAACTTGGTCAACCAATTTTATACTTCCAAAATTGGAATAATTTCCCGGTTGTGACGCAATGTAAAAAACGTTTTGGTCGGGCGTTCCCGGATTTGTTTCGGGTACCGCAATACCTGCAAATGTTGCATCATTACCAACCGTTGAAATTATAGACAATAACGTATTTTGCATTATTTCCCCGGTAATTTCTTGATTCCCATTTTTTTTAATAACGTCGGAAACCGCTTGTTTTAGTTGTTCGTAATTTCCCATAATCTAATTATTTAATTGTTTTTAAAATCATTATTAAAATCGTCGTTAAAATCTCCTTTATTGCTTATAATATAGCCACGTCCTATTTTCTTCACGACGGTATTTGTTTTAAACTCAATTTCCACGCTCGCCAAATCCCCTTGCGTTTGCCATTTCGGGGTTATTAAAAACGTGTCGCAATCGTATTCCCTGCCGTATTTTATCAGGATTGCAAAGCATATAATGCAGATACTGCTATAAATCTAAAATATTCCAAATCTATTTTCATACTTCTCTATATACTATTGCAAACGTTTCTTCGCCTGTGCTATCAATGCTAAGGAATGACCCTGTTTTAATACCGGCCACCGTCGCGAACTCATCTATAATACGGCTTTCAAAAGATAACGACCAATTCGAATTATTTTCATAATACATTCCGCTTAGGAACAAAGTATTTTTATCGGTTCCGTCAGAATCGCGTATCATTGTCTTTACGCCGTCTCTAAAATCTAATACATCTTGTGCAGTTATTCCGGCAGAATTTATTTCTGCTAAGGTCATTGTACTGTCGGATTTAGCTATAAAGGCACGGAAACCGAACTTTAACAATGGATTATAAATATTTTGTATAGGCGCGTCGGTTGTTATGGTCATTACCGTAAACTTGCTATTAGTAATAACCAATTTAATATAACGTCTTACTACCGAATAAGTTTCCGGATTGGTGTACATAGTAGAGAAAACCAACTCCCCGTTATCATTATTACCACCTTGGAAATTACCTACCGTTTTCAGATTCCATACGATTAAGTCTTTTCGGTCGTTGTTTGATAGCACGCTAACAAATATCTTCCTATTATCTCGTATAGGTCCTTGTATTACGTCTATATAGGAGCCTCCAAGCATAGATTCTATTTGTGAAGTTATGCTTATCGTTTTTGTTCCGAACTCATCAGATTGCGTAAGTAAGTTATTAAGTACATATATATTCTTTGCTAAATTGTCAGCCTGTGTTGCAATCTCCTTAATTTTGTCTAAGAATACAGTAGTAACCGACCAATTAGAGTAATTTATACTTCCACCTACATTTGTTCGTGTAGCCTTTAAAGATATTACCTTTCGCCCCGTGGCTATTCCGGTAAATTCCAGTACTTGTTGTTGTTGTATGTTTGTTCTTGCCAACGTCATAGGCACAAGTTCACTACTATTATTAAAATAGAAGAAACTTGTAATAGCTTCGCAATATAGTGACAAAGCTATAAGCCTATCTAAAATAACTTTATCACTATCCGAAAGTGCGCCATTATTGGTCGGGATAGCTTGCATATACATTCTAAGTTCATAGGCTCTTTGTGCCCATGACCAGGAACCATCCGATTCAGTTCTAATTACTGATGCATTAATAAATGAGCATGTTGTAGCGCCGACTTCTTCCTGATATTCAAAATATTGTACTTTAGTCTCGCCTGCTTCGGTGTATTGTGTTATACGCAACATGCGAGCTACCTGCGTATTTTGCGCACGGTACGTGCCTACATAGATATGTAGACCGTCTTCTATATTATTAAATACATCAAAATTGGCGTTTTTATTGAAATCGAAAGATTCATCTAATTGCTCTATTTCTACCCCTCCGCTATCCTTTAGAATATCCTGAATGCTTTTAGCGTTTGCAATACTTGTACCGCCATCATATCCTCCGGCATCAACAAAATAGACTTTTCCGTTAGTTCCGTCTATAATCATAGCCGATTTACGCTTATCATTGCTTGAACCGATACCAAAATTAAACAGACCATTTGCGACCACTGCGTTATACTTACCGGCAACATGGCCGCCTACTTCTTCTGTCACTGTCCCCTGTCCTTCGGCATGAGCGTTCGCGGCTCCGGCCGTTGTTTCCTGTCCTTCCGCATGGGAACCAAAACCACTTGCCACCGTTGAAATTCCCTCCGCGTGGGAATAATCGCCGGACGCGGTGGTTTGTCTTCCTTCTGCGTGAGATGCTAATTTCTCGGATAAAGACATATAGCCTTCCGCGTGGGAATAAACGCCGGACGCCTGTGTTTCACCCCCTTCGGCGTGTGACGCATTACCATCAGCCACAGTAATACGCCCTTCTGCATGCGAATTATTATTGTTTGCATGGGTTTGGAATCCTTCCGCATGAGAATTAGCACCGACCGCCTCCGTTTCTTGGCCTTCCGCATGAGAATTTACACCCCTTGCGTTATTAAGTTGTCCTTCCGCATGGGAATTATCACCGAAAGCCCCCGATTGGTTTCCTTCTGCGTGAGAGTTCGCGCCTTCTGTATTTGTTCCTAACCCCTCGACATGTGAATTATTTCCGGTCGCTTCCCCCCCATTCCCTTCTGCATGGCTATTATCGCCTTCTGCCAAAGTATTTGTACCCTCTGTGTGAGAGGAAAGGCCATTAGATTCTGTGCTATTTCCTTCTGCGTGAGAATTACTTTTTGTTGCTTTTGTATTATAGCCCTCTGTGTGCGAATTTGAACCACTTGCCACCGTTTTTTGGCCTTCCGCGTGGGAATAATCGCCGGACGCCTGTGTTTCACCCCCTTCGGCGTGTGACGCACCACCATTAGCCACAGTAATACGCCCTTCTGCATGCGAATTATTCTTGTTTGCATGGGTTTGGAATCCTTCCGCGTGGGAATAATCGCCGACCGCCTCCGTTTCTTGGCCTTCCGCATGAGAATTTACACCACTTGCGTTAGTACGTAGGCCTTCCGCATGGGAATAATTTCCGACCGCCTTCGTTTGTGAGCCTTCCGCATGGGAATTATTTCCGACCGCCTTCGTTTGTGAGCCTTCCGCATGGGAATTATTTCCGACCGCTGTATTATTATCATAATCATTAAACACTTCACCGCCTCCTTTAGAAACGCCTATAAAAATAGGTGTAAAATTCCATGCTGTACCGTTTGTACTTGTTAATATACCAAGTTGATTAACAGTAATAGTTGTATTTCCCGAATTTTTAAAATTCGTATAAGTACCTACTTCGGTGGTAATATAGAATGAATTTCCTTCTACCACAACGGGAACCGTACTTTTTGTAGCAATGCCTAAGAATTGATACTCTGGTCCCAATGTGTCCACCATTGATAATAAAACCGCCTGAAGTACATTTCCGGTTATCTCATAATTGCCGTTTTCCTTGATAACAGCTTTTATACTCTCTTTGATTTGGTCGTATGCCATAACTTTTAATTTTAGAGGTTATTAAATTCGTTTTCGTTTGGTTTAATATTAAAGTCGTTATTAAAGTCGTTATTAAAGTCGCCACGAAAGACGCTACCTAATTTCTTAACAACTGTATTAGTTTGGAACTCAATTTCTACGGAGGCTAAATCGCCTTGCGTTTCCCATTTTGGCGTAAATAGGAACGTATCACATTTATATAAACGTCCGAAACTATCCCTTATACTAATATGGTCACTTAACCGGATTAAACGCATAACATCGCAAAGGTATTCCGGCGCAAGGATATTAAACCGATATACTTTTTCCGAAAGTTGTTTAATCGGAAAGAAATAACCGTCCCTTTCTTCGCCTTCTTCCTCAAATGTATAATCCGGCTTTCCTATTTCAGTACAGAAATAAACGCGGTTTCTGAACGTCGGGTTTCTATATACAATTATGCCAGCGTCACAATATAGCGTATCATCATCGTACCACTCTATTGATAGATAATTTTCAGAATCATTTATTATCGTAAATATGTCCGAATACCATGTATTAACGCCATCATTTAAAACGGCATAATACATTCCTATCGGTATTTTTTCCTGCAAGGGGAAATAAGCAGGATACACAATAACCTCCATTTTATCGGTATTTTCCGGCTTTGCTAATTGTAAGCCAGTTAGAACCATTTGTTCCGTTATATCCAAAACGAAAACCCCGTCTTTAGTATATAACTTAACGTTAGGGTTAAATACCTCGTTTGGCTTCCTCAATATCTGAAAGGGCAAAAGACTATGCGCAGGAGTAAATAACGGGTATATATTCCCGTAAGCATAACTTTTCCGGCTGTTTTGTCCGTCTATATTGTCGTACCACGGCAATACACTCAAATTATTATTTTCGTTCATATCTCCTCCGTATTAAATTTTAATTCGGCTTCCGCTGACCTACTCGACAAATTTACAGATAATTTGCTAATCTGACCATTTCCGACAAATGTTTTTATAATTCCGTTCGGGTTTATATCATCTTGCCCAATAGGAAATACTACTTTTTGTTTTTTCTTTCGTTCTATTCCCTTAACCGTGATTTCTTTTTCGTTGATTCTCGCCCGACGCGCTGGTAAATCATATATCCAGTATGTAGGCTGTAAATTCACAAAAGCAAGAAAGCCGTTTTGAAGCTCTGAAATCACATTACCAAACATTAAACTAACAAATGGTACTTTATATTGCCCGTCTACTAAGTTAGCCGCAAATATTGCGAAGCCGTCTTGACTTATATTATCAGGATTGCAAAGCATATAATCTATATCGGAAGTAAAATTAGACACCGTTATATCTTCTTTCTTATCCGCTTCTACATACTTACTTAATATCTCTATCGGATACCCGTTAAAAACTTTAGTGCAGTCATCCATCCAAGAAAATTCATACCGTGAAGACATTTCCGGCTTATCAAACTTATACGAAGATTGGCCGAACGCAATCGGTTTATAATTCCGCTTGTTGGCGATTTGCGTTAAATCTAAAACCATCTCCGGCGATAAAACGTAACTACCACCGTTTTTAAAGTATAAAATATGCTCTATTCTTAATTTATCGTCCTCTATAAACCAATACAATTTATACGTATTTGCTAACATAGACATAATTTGCTGAAACGTAATAGGTGCCTTTTGTGCCGGTGTATTATATATCCCGTTTATTATGTTAGATTTCGGCGTTATTAATAACGTCTGATTAGAGGTTCCTGTTATCGGGTTTGTCGTACCGTATAAAAATTCACTGTATTCACTCGTAGGCAAATGAGTAACGCCCGGCGCAATCTGACCCAACAAAACGGATATAACACTCCATAGTGGGAAATTGTCGGGCACTATATATTCTTTACGTCCGTACTTCTCGAAAATACTATCCCATACCGAAGAACTAAACCAAACGGATGTATTTAGCCATTTACTTTGCCCTAAAGGGTACATTTTGGCTAATGTAATAAGCACTGGAGGCGCGAAATATTGCCCCCATCCCGTTTTACCGTATTCCGTTGGCGTGTCTGAATAACGATTTGAGATATAAGCTATATCTACATCATACCCGATTGCATGAGTATAATTTTTATTATTCCCTACAAAATCATCCGTAGGAATCGGCTGCGTTGTATTGCCTGATATTGTTTCTACATCGCATATTAAACGGGCGTATATACTATAAGAATACATATAGCCCTTTAATGTGCCTACCATTCCACTACCTTCTTCCGGCGTAAGCGTAAATTCTAAGGTATCTAATATTGGCGTACTGCCATGTATGTCTTTCTCAAAATAATATAGCCTCATATTATCCGTGGTCCGGACTAATGCTATTGCAACCCTATTAGTTAACGGTCCTATTTCGCTATATCGTATGTGCAACCGATAAGTATTCAAATAAGGGTGCGACAAATCACCTTCATAAAAAACCGGAGTCGCGTCGTCAGGGTCTAATATCTGCATATTCCCGACATAATTACGGCCTAAATCTTCTAAAGCACCCCCTTCGGCGGACAAATCTATTTCCTTTAATAGCTGTGTGAAATAAAACCAATACTTATTTTTTAAATCGCTTCTATTGTCCACCGCCGTTAATACGTCCTGCTCCCACGACATCCCCGATATAAAACATGAAATCTTATCATCGCCGGGAAGGTAGACTTGAATAATCGGGCGTTTTGTGATAGTTAGGCTTTCGATTTCCGGCGTTAAGGGAATTAAATCGTATTCCTTCTCTAATCCGGCTAATATATCGTTATACTCATCGAATACGTCGGGGTTAACCTCTACTGCCATATCGTCTAAACTTATGATACAGTCGGTTTGCATGAATTTTCCCGACCAATATTTCTCCCAACTTAACCCCAAATCGTTAGATTTAACGATAGTGACATAATACACCGTAGAGAAATCACACGCCATTATAAACTTATAATCGTCAAAAGTGTAAGTTAACTTTCCGCTTAACTTTTTCCTATAAAATTGCTGCGAAGTCTCTAACTCATACTCTAAGTTTAAATCGTCTTTATATACCGGCTTTGTGTATTTGAATGATGCTTTTAAAACGGCCTTATTTCCATCCCTTCTTTGCGATACGACTATGATTTGACAACCGTCCGGTACATCTACCGTTAAATTGAAGTTTGCATCTGAAATGGAGGTTCCGCCCCCTTTCATAAACTTTTGTAGATGTACATCAAAATACATTGCATATCCTTGCCGGAGACGGTTATAAGAGCCTATAATGTTTATACGCATTCCGGCTGACACCGGAAAAACGTATAAATCGCTGTACATATCAGTAATCACGCTACCGCCCGCGCTTATGGAGCTATCTTTAATAACATATAACGGCTCCATTTCGGTTAATTCGGGGTTATATCCGTATTCTTGATAATCTACCGAAAGCAAGAATTTATATATAGGGTTTATCATCTTAATTTCCTTGTTAAGTTCTTATATTCAATTATAATTCTCCCGTCTTTATCTAAGTATGTACGCCTTTCGCCTTGTTTCTTTATTGCGTTTACGTCCCTTTCTAATTTGCTTAAATCCGCACCGGAACTGGCACCAATAGAAATCAGGTCTGCCCCTTTGTATGCGTTTAGATACTTATGCGCAAACGTCCCGTTATTCATAGAGTTTATCACGTCCGGAATATATCGACGGAAACGGCGCGAATTTCGTTTGTTTATCACGGCAAAAAATTCGCCGCCTTCTGCCCTGCGTCGTGTACCATCCGGTTTTTGCCCTAAATCTATATCGTTTCCGGATTGATGGCTACCACCTTGCAAAAGTTCAACAGTTCCTTCGCCATACGTTTCAGTACCTGAATTTTTCGCCATTTGTGCAGCCTTTATCTTAGATGCAGCAAAGCTTCCCCACATTACAGCAATAGCCGGAATCGCGCCCCATATACCCAACTGCCGCCAGATTAATGCGGTTGCCGTCACAAGCGAGCTAATTTGCTGTGCTGTGTCTATTGCTTGCTGCTGACGTTGTGCCTTTTGTTGCTCTTTCAAGGCTTTTTGTTCGTTCTTTTTGGCGTCTTCTAATTCTTTTTGTGCATAAGCTACATTTGATGCATATCCGTTTGCCCTTGCTTGTAATTCTGCCTCTAATGCCGTTTGCGCGGATTCTACTTCCTTTTGTGCCGCTTCTACCGCCCTATTTGCCGCATCAACTTTAGCCTGCGCCAACGTATTCAACGCCTCTATGGCATAAGACACAGAAGTATTTATGGCTTCCTTTTGGTCATCATTCAGATTAAGCCCTAAAATACTATATATATCCTGCGTTTTATCTTTCTTTTTTGATTCCTCGATTTGCTGGTTTATTCGTTCTATTTGGTTTTCTATCGTTTGTACCTCAACATCAGACATTTTAACCGCTGCCTGCTGATTTAATTCTAAAATCTTATTTAGCCTGTCTTTTTCAGCTTGCAGCCGGAATTGTGTTTTCTTTTCTTCCGTTGTCTTTAGTAAATCAAACTCGCTTTGTGCAAGTGCCTGTCGTTGGTCAAAAATACGCAGTTCCGCTTGTATCTGCTTGTCGGCGTATTCCTGAATTAGAGCCGTTCTTTGTGTATCGAATCCGGCATTTATCGCGACGGTATCTTGTCTCTGTCCGGCAGGCTTCTGTTGGTTTTGGAGTTGCGCTGTTTGGCGTTCATTTTCCAAAAGTTCCAACCTTAAAGCCTTTTCTTCCTGTGTGCCCGCTTTAATGGCTTGTAGGCGCAATTCAATACTTTGCTTTTGTAGTTGCAATTCTTGCAACTGTCGCTGCTGCTCTATCTTTAGCAAATCATTCGTTAAACGTTGCTCCAGCACCAATATAGTAGCATTTATAGTTTCCTTTTCTGATTCTGTGATACTTTTTTCGGTCTCTAATTGGTGCGTTAAATCTTCTATTTGGCGTTTATATTGGTATTCTGTTTGCTTACGCCTTTTTTCCCATTCGTCGGCCTCTAATTGTAGCTGTGCATCTTGTAATTTTCTTGTAGCCTCTAAATTTCTTTTATAGGCCGCCTCCACTTGCTTTGCTTGCTTATTCGTATCAGTACCGCCAGTTTTAACCGAGGGCGTTTTAGTCGTTACCGCAGCCGTCGTTTTCGTTGATGTGTCCGGCGTACCCACATTAACCGGAATGGTTAACGGTGGTATCTTCTTTTGCATCCGGTTTATGCCATTATTAAGGCTTTCCGCAACATCTTTTATCTCTTTATTGATTAGGTCGCTAAAGGCTGTCCCGAACTCCGTAAAGCCTTCCTTTACCCCGTCCCAATCTAATGAGAATGCAGATTTGAATATTTTTCCGGCGGCTTGTATCATATCTATTAAAGCCCCGAAAAGATTCCCTATCGTGTTAAATACCGTCTTAAAGACTTCCGGAAGAGCCACTACAAACGCTCTAAATAGATTGCTTTCATTGTATAGCTCAATGAAATAATTTATCAAAGAAACGACACCTTTTATCAAGGCCGTTAAGCCCTGATTAATGAACACCTTTATAGAGGTTGTAAAGCCCTCAAAGCTGCCACCCGTAGCATCAAACAAACCTGCTAAAGCGTTTTGTAGTTCAATCTCGCTTTGTAGTTGTTCTTCTTGCAACCGCCCTAATTCGCCGGCCTTGCTTTTTACCGTATCTAAATCGATAGATATATCTTTTAATGTCCGAAGGTATTGTAACCCTGCATCCTCGCCGGGACCGCCGAAAATATCCGCTATTGCCGTTCCCACACTTTGTGCGCTGTCCGGCAATTCGGCCAACTTTGCGGAAACTTCCTGCATTACCTGAAACGTTGTCTTTGCGCCGGTCTGCAAGTCCTTTTGTACTTGTGTGGATGAAATGCCGATTCCATCAAGCGCGGCAGCGGTTGCCGTTGTCATTTCGCGTAACCGCAAATTACCCTCCTTTATAGCGTCTACTCCCTTATCAGAGAAAATACCGGCCTTATTGGTTTCGGCTACAATAGCTACAAACTGACTTGCGGATATTCCGGCCTCCTTAAAATACGCAGGATATTCTTTCAACGTATTTAAAAACTCGCCGTTTGCATCCCCACCCGCTATAAAACCGTCTTGTATTAATTGTATTGCTTCGTCTGCTGATATACCGAATTGTTTCGCTAAAGCATTTGCGGAAATAAGCGTTTCTTTGAAATCAGCGTTAAAAGTGTCGGCTACTGCTTGCACTTGATTTCGGAACGCCTTTAAATCATCGCCGCTTTTTCCCGTAAATTGTTGGGTTAATCTTGTAGCCTCTACTAATCCGGCGTTATAATCGTACCAAAACTTAAACGCCACACCGGCTCCGGCGATTCCGGCTATTGCTAAAAATACGGGATTTGTCATTAAAGACATTAGGGTATTTCCTAAAGCCTTTGCGCCGTCGGACATTGCGGCAAACACCTCCTTACTTTCATTGCCGCCACGGCCTAAAGCTAAAAGACTCTCCCCAAAAGAATTATTAAGCCCTAAAGCCTCTTTTAGCCTATCCGCATACGAAATAATTGCGTCGGAAGCCTCCGTATAATTACCAACGTTAAGATTGGTTTTGCCGGTGGACTTCTGATACTCATTCATAGCTTTATATAGTTCACGGGTTTTTGTTATAAGCCCCTCTTTTGCTTCGGCCTCCTCGCGTTCGGCCTTGGTCATATTGTTAAGGTAGATTTTATTCAATGAATACTGCGCCGACAAACGATTATAACTACCTTCTGCGGACTGATTCAGCTTTATAACAAGTTTGTTTATTTGGTTGGCTTCTGTCTTTGCGAGATTAAGCTCCGCAATTTTTTTAGCCGTTTCACTTTCAGCGAAAGCAAGTTCTTTTTGTGCTCTTGCTAACCGGTCTGCATCGTCCGCGCTCTTTTTCGTTTTCTTTCGTCCGTCTTCTGTCGCGCCGGATACCTTTTCCAATTCTTTGGTTAACTGTATTGCTTCCGTCCGGATATTCTTTAATGCGTTCGTATATGTATCCGAAAGTTCATCGAGTTGTTTTATAAGCTCTGTTATTGAATTGTCAGGGCTTACCAAATCGGAGTATTTAATTGCGTCGTTATCTGCCATGATTCTATAATTTTAATTTTGCTCAAATTTTAAATATAAGACGTGTTTTCATTAATAAGGTAGTATCACCCCACAACAAAGATAAAAAAGCCCCTATCGCGATTATTTCGCCTTACTTCGGCGTTTTAAGTCTTTGACCATCTCCTTAATGTATTCAAAAGCGTTATAATATGCCAGTACTGACATATTTTTCGGGTCTGTATGTAAATGCTGCGACAACATTAAGCACATCTTTTCAAACTGTTTATCTTGCTCTATCTCTACACTATCGGAACCGGAAAACGATTTAGGATTAAAGTACGTTATTAACTCTGCCGTTATATCGTCTATTTCCTTTTCTCTCTCTGGCTTGCTTCCACCGTCTATAATGGTTTGTAGTATTAGAACTGTACGCCGCTTTAATTGGTCATAATATTCTTTTACCGTTGCATCATCGAATAAACGGGGGAAATATATTTGCAGCTCCCTATCTATTTTTTTTTTGACCGCTTCGATTGAGGCGGCTAAATCCTTATACGGGACATCGGCGAACATATCCACTATCTTTTTTAACCCCTCATCTGAAAGGTCGTCACATGGTTTGCCGTCTATGCTTTTAACCAATACGGCAAAGGCCAAATTTCGCGGCGATACGCCCGATTGAATAAAGTACACATTTTGGCGTATATTTTCAAGCTCTGTAATAGCCTGCTTATTGTCATTCTTTGCCAAAAAGGCGGCAATACGCGAAATATGCTTATCAAAATCCGCTATATCCGAACCTATACCGGCATCGACTAAAAGCATTTTATTATACTTGTGGAATCGTGTAACCGGAAGATTTTCTATATCATCGTAAACCTCAATAGTTTTACCGGCTAATTTTAATGTCTTCATAACATTTTACGTGTTAATGCGGTTGAAAATACGGGGATTAAAAGGAAATAACCCTCCCCTAACATTATAGCATATAAGACAGCGAAAAAACACCCCGTCCACCATGAGAGGCAGAAATTACACTGAAACATTTCACTAAAGAAATCATTTCCATGTACCTGCACATATTCAATAACACCCCATTTTTGCAAAAGCAAAAGAACAAAAGCGGCGGCAAACGCTACTAATAGCGTTACCACCGAAAACACACCTACAAACAAAAACAAATTTATCATAACTCTATATTATACATGTTTCAGTAACCTCCATAATGCCCTCAAATCTGAATCCCCCATAAGGAGCCATTAAAAACTGATTATCCACTTCATCCAACGAAAACCCCCTATATATGTTTTCTGCAAGCTCGTAGATTCTATTTATTTCTATCCGGCCATCCTTTAGCCAAAAACCGCCGTTTAAGACATCTAATATATCGCGCTTAATCCTTTCTTTGTTCCGCGTATTGGGGTCATTGAATACCGTGCGATAATCAAACCATACAATAAGGGAAAAAGGGCTTTTTAGCCCTATTGACTGTTTCGGTGTCCAATCTACCGTCTGCGGGTCGTCAATCCAAAAAAAGGAAAAGTTCCCTATTCCTGCATCAGGCGTTACTTCCTGATATTCATTTCCACCTATATAAATATTCGGTGTATATATCTTCTTTTGGTTTGCGCCGTATTTAACAAGCCTTTCCGCACGTCCGAAAGCCTTATCTAACCACCCCAAATTGTCCGTTAATCCGGTCTGAATGTTATTAATAACAACGTCTAATAATTCGGGTGCCTTAATTATTGGCGCTCTTGTATTATTTCCCATATATGTACTCCTTTGTTTTAGCTTTTAATTCGGGATATATATACGCCCAAATCAATATGATTTTATTTTCTTCCGTAAGTCCTAATATTTGCCGCCCGTAACGCTGTATTAAATCCTCTGTTTTCCAATCTGCCGCCTTTATCGTGAATTGTTGCGTATCGGCTTCCACATAAAAGGACTGCTCAAAGTCGCCCTCATCCCGCAATGTTACGCGGTTGTACGGTTGGCCTTTCTCCTTTTTAATTTCAATCGTTAAGGGGCTATAAGGTGCGTAATCCATGATATTCACGCCTAAGCGGTTTACACCCTGTTCATATAATTGGTCTTCGGAGTTCATATCTGTTATTACGTACTCGTTTTCCAATATTATAGACTGAATCAACCGCCCCGACTGGAGTAACTCGTTAAACTCTGTCACACGTTGGCGCAAATTATCAATTAGTTTCATACGGCCTTATATCTCACCCCTCTATTATTGCAGGACAAACAAACGCGGTCCAACCCTTGCGTATCTAATTTTAATGCCTCATAGGCTTTTTTCAACTGATACCCCAAACCGCCCGGGCGAACCCCCGACGTATTCCCATCAAGTTCATACAGAATATCTGTACGCGTCGCATTTGATTGGTACCGATTAACTCGTACATTAGGATTCATAGCTAAAGCGCGTAAAGCTATTACGGCTACTTGCTTTTGGATTACGTCCTGGAATATCTGCCGTTGTGATATAATGAAGTCCGTTAAATCACAACCGACCGTTATTTCACAGTTTAACCCGTAATTCTGCGTGTTGGTGTACATTGTATATGCTATATCCCACAATTCCGGATATTCCGCGAATGTTTCCGGCGCATTGTACATAAACGGCGTAACTTGCAAATATTTCGTTAACTCTCGCCATACTTCCACCGACCCAATATTACAAGTTCCGCAAGGCTCACGGCTCCAGTCTTTAGATACGTTTATAGCTTCCATTCCTTGCGGTAATTCGTCCTGATTATAACAAAGGAACCAACTGCCACCGGAATTATTATCTTTGCTAATATACGGTAAAAAGCAGTCTTCCAAAGTAAACCATTGAAAGCCGCCGTTTTTAACCTGAAAATCTAAATCAAAAGTTTTTATCGGGTCTATTTGGGAAGAGTGGAAAAGATACATTTTTACTATGCCCGTTCCGCCGGTCATTTGCAACCCGATTTTTTCTATTTTGGCAGTCACACCTAAAGCCCGAACCGGAACGATTTCAAAGCCTACCAGTTTATGCGTATTTTGCAACGTTGCGCGAATACGGCCTGCACCATCAAAGAAAGTGCGTCTTTCTAATAGATTGCGCGTTTCCTTATCAAGCTGTTTTATTTGGGTAAATGTCTGAATTGCGGTTGCAATCCCGTTTCGTGTCATTCTTTCCAAAAAGTCCGTCAACATGTTGTACGGTTTCCAATATGGGTTCCCGTAATCCTCCCGGCTGTAATCATTATTAAAATCGCTCGCCGTCGGTTCCTCTCCGGTATTATCAATTCTCGCAATCCAAACAATATTGTTATGACGTACTTTTTGCCCTGCTTTGTATGGTAAAATCATGTTCCACTCCGGGTATTGTAGCCCCCAATCATCCGGCATAATCGCCGCCATATTATCCAACGTCAAAAGCGGGTGCGCACCTTGAAAATACAACCCGCTTTCCGTTTGCGTTAAATACGTGTCAATTGCTTTTGCCGGGTCAAAGGATTGCTCCCACCCGACGACGTGCAATAATGCGTCTTGTATTTCTTTTATACGGTACATGATAATTCTAACATTTTTATAACTGCTTATAGGGCTTCCAAAATAATACACTCTCGCCGGGTATCTCATTTGTATTATTATCCCTTATTGACTCCCAGTATAATTCATCGTCATTCCCGTTAAGGTCATACTGCACAATGGTACCGGCAGAATATGTTTCCCTACTATTCCATTCCGGATATTCCTTAGTATTTATAATTCTTACTTTCATAACAAAAGGATAATATCCGGAGGCTTTAAACCTCCGGATATTGTTTATAAATTAACTACTCTACTGCCTTTGTGAAAACGGGGGCTTCCTTCTTGTTAGTGACTTGGACATCAATCGCACCACCATCGGCACCCAAGTTCGTAACATATACCGGCATGCCTAATGGCTGGTCTACCGGACGTGCGGCAATTTCGGCCTTTATAATCGGGTTTGCTACTGTTGCAGCATCGCTGTTATAAGCTACCAAGAAAGCCACATCTACACTAAAGCCGAAATATTCCTTAACGGCACACGTCAAATCGGAAGTAGCATCGCCAGCAATTTGCGACTGGTCACCGACCGCCGTATAATAGTGTGATCCGACCGGAAGATTAATATACGGCAAACGTACAACATCCCATTCATGGAAATTAGCGCGTGTCCGGCGTAACGCTTCACGGTCTACGCGAGTAAGTACGCCTACATTTCCATCGGCAACAGCGTAGAACGTTCCGTTTTTGCCTGCTTCGTTCGTTACGTTGTTCGTGTAGTGCAGTACTTTGTTGTCGTACTCCATACGCTTATTGACGTCGTTATATACGCCGTGTTGTGCAAGTTTACGTACAAGTGAATCTACACCGGCATTCCCGATAATGTGGATATATTCGGGATAACAGTTTGCACGCATAATCGGGTTAATGTCGCCCAAAATCTCCGTTGCCATTTGCGTAGGAACTTCGATTGTGTTTCCTGTAACCGTATAATTAAGCTTGTCTTTAAACACTTGCGTCTTTCCGGCTTCCAATGATGCAACTGCGGCCTTATCCAAAGCGTCAGCAAGTGCGCGCGTTGTCTTTTCCATCTTACGGAAGAAATCGTGCTCATAGCTGATTTCGTTGTTTGTATAAGCCGCCGGAACCATAGTAAATCCGATTGCGTATGTCGCCCAAACAATAGTATAAAGCGATGAAGTGTTTTCATCGTCTTGAATAACGCAGGAGCGAACGTTAGACACTTGTACATTTCCATCGTAATCAATTACGGGGATTTGTACGGTATTGCCAATAGAAGCGAATGCACGCTCACGCAATTTAGGCGAAATTATAGAGGTCGCCGAATCGGTTTGCTCTATAAAGAAATCAAGTGCGCCATACTCGCAGGGGCGGGTCATATTCCTATCAAATTCAGGGTTTTCTACCCGCCAATTTTGTAATCTTGTTGCTACTAAACTCATAATACTACTTTTTAAAATTGTTATCTAATAGGGTTGACCCGTTACCCTTGTTTGCTTTTTATGCCGTTTCCGGTAATGAAGAGATATTATTATCTTTCCAGGCTTGCGTCATAGCCGCGTCAAAATCAGCCGACCCAATAGTTAAACCTTGTGCTAAAAGATGGTTTGTGATAGCCTCATACGCTTCATTACGGCTTTTGGCTCCGCTCACATCTAATACGGTCTTATTTCCCGTTCCACCCGTACCGCCATGAGTGCCACCACCACCGGCCTGCCGACCTTCGTCTAAAACGCCCATAGTTTTCAACTCTTTTTGTAACAAGTCAGAGGCACCAAACGGGTTTAATTGATTGTTAGGGTTTCGCATAATGGCTCCGGTTTCGTCCTTAAACGCCAAAATTTTGCCGCCCTTGCCATCGTCGATATATTCGGGATTCATGCCCTTTATTTTTTCCGTGGCTTGCTGCAAAATTACGCGTGTAACGGCTTCCGGAAGTCCGGCTTTAAACTTAATACCGCCTGCGGCTGTTTGTAACTCGCTATCGATTTTAATCGCAAACAGTTCCTTTTTGTGCGCCTCTTGAATATCCGTGTACTTTGTATTCAATTCGTTGTACTGTGTAGTAATGTTTGCTAAATCGGCTTTTGCTTGTTTTAAAGCCTTTGCGGTTTCGGCATCTGCTGCCCCGTCTGCAATCGCTTTTTCAAGTCGCGCCTTTTCTTTTGTCAATGCGTCAATTTGCGATTTATAACCCGTTGCGGCTTCGGCATCGGCTTTCATTGCTGACATGACACGCTTTGCGTAATCGTATGTCTTTTCCGTTCCATTCTTTGCGATTCCGGATACGGTCAGAATGTCATTATCTAAAGCCCCGTATATTTCACCGGTTTTTTTTGCTATCACACTATTTTCGTCATTTTCCGACAAAGTTATGATAGCTTTAATTTGTTCTTCGGTTAATCCCGATAACTGTGCGTTTGCCGCTAAAATCTCTCTTGTTAACATAATCTTTCCCTTTGATTTAATTAAGTTTTACCGTATTCGGCGTACCGGTATTAACATCCATGATTGCAACAGAATACTTCGGGGATTCTGCCGCAGTGGTGTCTACCATATAGCCCAATACTTTACCGTGATTAACTTTGTTTGCGGCTTCTGTCGATACTACAATAACATCGGTAATTGTTCCCACCTTGATGCAATCAATAAGCTTTTGTTTTGTAGTTTCGTTCATCGCAGCCAAATCTCCGGTAATCTCGATAATCAAGTTGTCTTGCTGTGCAATCTGTGCCATATCACTATAATTTAAAAATTAAACTTCTGTTTTCTCACTGTTTTTAGGCCGACCAACACGCCGCGCAGTCTCTGTCTTTGCCGCGTTATTGTCTTTTTCCTCTTCTTCCGGCTCTTTTAATTTGCCTTCGGCCTTTAGTTCTTCCAATATTTGCGCTCTAATCGCTTGCCTTTCGGCCTCTTTTTCGGCTTCTGCTTTGGCTCGTTCTTCGGCGGCAATCCGTTCCCTATTGGCTTTTACAAATTGGTTAGGGTCGTGTAAAATATCAACGGTGTACCCCTGTTTGCGGAGGTTGTGTAGTCCGAACGTCTCAAAGAATTTCTTTCCGAAAACTTGGATACGCGGTTTTGATAGCCTTTCGCCGGTCTCCGGATTGAATTTCTTGATTTCAATCCTACAATGGTACATGTTTCTTTCGTTTGACGGACAAATAAAGTTTTCAGGCGTTACCTCCAATATCCCAACGTCCTTAATTCGTCCCGTTTCTGTTTTCACTTGCATAGTCATACATTTTTTTAGTTATTATATCTATTTTCTTACTAAACGGTATTAAGCTTCCAAACTCTAATACGTTTGTATTCTCACGTTCAAAGCGTCGTACAAAGTTAGCAAAATTTAATTTAACCCTTAAATCATCTTCGCTAATAAGTTGTTTTTCAAACAGTGTTAACGCTTCCTCACGTGTTAAATGCCTATACGGCTCCAATTCCGACAAAATAAGCATCCTTTGTAACTGTAAGGGGTCATTCCTATACTCTGTTTCGATTATCTGATTTTGTAAAGCGTCTAACTCGCCTTCGCTCGCTCCGCTTTCCTTTGCCACCTTATAACGTTCCCTTAGTTCTGTGACATCATACAGATAAAATTCAGTACCTAAATTTACCTTTGCAGAAACAAACATATTTCCATAACGTAACCGGCATACCGTTTCATCAACAAACTGCTGCGCAGCCTCAAAACCTTTCTTTATCCGGTTTAAGATGGTGCTTTGGCTTTCAAAATTAGCCCTTATTTGTTGTTCGTTCAATGCGTCGCGGGTCGTTATCTCCTCATTTGTGCCGACGATAGCAGTAATTATATTCGTCCGGAGTCTCTCATCCTCACTTACGTTATAATCTAAACTATTACGGTCAACTGTCAGAATCTGCACGGGGTTTCTTAAATCCGGTTGGTTTTCGCCGTCCGGTATTGGTATCTCTACAAAAGAACCGGCACCTGCTATATGCTTATCGCCACATTTCGGGCAACGCATTAATAAACCGGCCATATCTAATTTGTAGTGCCCTTGTTTGTCCTTCAAGAAACCGCCGTCGCAATAGTCTCCGCTTTGGTCGTCCACAAAATCACAGTTTTGCTCATAGCCTGAATATATCGGATATGACCCGTATAAGTCTAAATGTCGCTTAGATATGTGGAAGAAAAGGTACCAATCTAAAGCCTCTAATTCCTTTGTTAACGGCGAAATCTTTATATCGGGGTCTGCTAAGTTTATAGATTCATTCCAAAAGAAACGAGCCGGGCAATACCCTAAATCATGCGCATTTTCAATTATCAAAGTTCCGATATTATTGTTTTTCCCTTCAAACACTCTATATCTTTCATCATCAATAACCGCAATACGTTCCCCCTCCTGCCTGAATATAATCCATTTCATTAGGCCGGTCGAGGCATCGACTTCATACGTAATAACATCAGCAATAGGCAACCAATAGAAATACGGCGTAGGATACCCCGAACCATTCTTTTCGGCAGGCATGTCTACAATAAGGACGCTATTTATTTCAGTCTTGAAAAATTCCCATCCTTTCCCCGACCAAATTTCCGGCTCATGCAGAACTTCCTGACGATAATACTCCCAGTCGTCGCGCTGTTCAGTATTCATAAACTGATAGTTAAACGCAGGGTTTCGCCCGTCAAAGATTCTGCTTAGCTTATCAAAACAAATTCCCGTTATCTCGTTAGTTTTAACGGGATAACGGAATAATGTTTTAAATATCTTGAATTTATCATTCGGTATAAGGTTTTGGACAAAAGCCAAAAAGTCAGTAACGGGGCCGCATAGATTAGGCGTTAACGCTGTTTGTGCGTGGAACCTTATACGGCTTTGATGGAATAACGCCCTATTGATTACTTGGCGTTTCTTCGGCTCTGTTATCTGCTTTTTTATCTCGCTTATGTCTAATCCCATTTTCCTTAGTAAATTCAAAGGTTGAATCTTTCGGAAGCTCCCATCCGCCATTATTAGGCATCATTAAAAGCCTCTCCGCGTGTGCTATCTCAAAATCCTCCGACATGTTGTATTTTGGACAACATAACCGGACTTTCGTAGACTTTCCCATTATCCTGCCGGTTTTAGGTCTGTCAAAGGATTAAATCCGGGGGCGATAATTACCAAATCATCCGACCAGTTAGGCAAGAAGCTCCATTGTATCGCGTTGCTGTCGGGGGCTTCTAAGCCGCCTAATGTTTTGTCACCGATAAACAAAGCGCGAATAGGAATCGGATAAAATTTCGTTGCTACTTCTGTGTCTTTAATTGCACCGATTGCTCCGTTTTCATCAAACAGAAATACGCCCAAATTATCCGCCCAGCTTTCGCACTGGAGTTCCTTCAAAGCCTTTATGATGTTTTGGGGCGATTTACGGATAACACCGGTAAACGGCGTAACCTCACGACCGATAATTTCTTCCACACCGCCTAACGTGTCATTGCCACCGCCATAAGTACGAGGCGCGCCACCTTCTGCCGTCGGTGCCTGAATATAGGGCGAAATAGCAATCTTTGTACTATCGTTAGCCGAAATAAAGCCAGTCCACGAAGCAAGCGCCTTAATATCCTTCTTTGGATCTGCTGCGCTATCAAAAGCATTTTTAGTTCCATTTTCTTTTACGAGGCGTTGAAATGCAACCTTTTGAATCTGACCGAAACTTTCTACACAATTTGCAACGGGTATTGTAGGAATCGCCGTTGCTGCTGGACATTCGCAAATCATAATCAATCTTTTTTTGTTAATACTAATTTGATAAATTCTCCTTTAGGATGTGCCATATACTTCTACATAGGCAAAGGTATAAAAAAAGCTTTATTTACCTACATATTAACGACTTAATTTTATATATTTGTCAATTTCGTACCTTTACGCCCCTATTTCCGTGCGCATAAGAGCGAGTATTACCGTTCATTAATTCTTTTTCATATATACCGGTTAATCCGTCCTCTATATCATCATGTGCATTTGCGGAGAAATCCCGTAGAAACGTTGTCACATGATTATATATATCTTTATACCGCGTTTCCCACCCAAAAGGCATAATTATCTGCGCGTTAACCATAGCACTATTTGTAATAATCCGGCTTTCTTTGTTTCCACCTTGATAAAAGGCTTCCGTAATTGCGCGTACTTTCTTGGTCACTAACTTTTCAAAACCGGCACCGCCGTTATTACTTTCTATCCATGCCTTTTGCGTCCCATTACGGTTAATCATGGCCGGAATAGTCACAGCCGTTACCTCCGTATTTTCTTGCGTGTATTCCATATCCGTAATGAGAGCGTATAAAATAGGCTCCCATCGCCGGAGCTTTTCATTGAATACCTCGTTTCCGCTCATATATATATCATAACATGCCGAAAATGTGTAATCGTCCCCTTCGTCGGCCACGTCGGTATAATTGCCGGAACGTACATAAGTACCCCAATCTTTTTTATCTATCCATGTTTTAAATGAATGCTGATATAAGCGACCCTCCGCGCTTCCGGGGTTTCCTTGGTACAAGCACTGAAATTGTACGGGGTCTAAAGCCTTTTGGGCCTCTAATTTTAACCGGCTATGTCTATTTTCCCATAAAGCCTCCCCGGGTTGCCGTGGGTCTATCTCTGTGGGGGCACTCGTTTTCAATGCTTCAAAGTTTATACGTACCCATGCGCCAGGCGGTATATTCGCAACATCTTCCCACGTTTTTATATCTATGACCTTTTCTCCGCTTTTTTCGATTCGGCCTATTAAATCATCTTCATGCCAACGAGTGAAAACGATTAGTTCCTGCGATTCATTATGTAAACGCGTCCTTACTACTGTTGTGTACCATTTCCACGCCGCATTACGAACTATTGGACTATTCCCTTCCGAATAGTCTTTATATACATCGTCCAATATAGAAATATCCACCGTTTTAGAAGTCAAAGAGCCTCCGCGCCCGACAACGCGAAGACTTCCTTTCTTTCCGACCATCTCTATAACATCGCTATTTCGTAAGTACGTGTTAGCCATTGTAACGACATTAGACCCATTTAGAAACGTATTAGGGAATAATTTTCTATATTCCGGCGTATCGATTATCCTTTGAACGTCTCTATTAAAGTCTCTGGCTATTGTTGCCGCATACGAACCGATACATATTTTTTTATTGGGGTCCAATCCTAATATAAAGGCCGGAGTCATTCGGCTTGAGCCTTCGCTGTTATGCGTAGGTACGAAATTACGACCAACTAAATAAATTCCGTCTTCTACCTGAATACAATTCCCATACGCTTCATGTTTTATAGGCTCTATGCTTATAATAGACCGTCTTCGTTTTCTACTTTTAATTACTATACGTTTTCTCGCCACCCTTGTAGGGTATTCGGTAGAGGGGTTGAAGCACAACTGATATACAACTTTTTTGCCTACAACTCCGCTACTTGATACACGAGGGGGGAAACTTGTAATAACGACACTTTCTCCTAAACTCCGCAATATCAAAGCCGACCGGTCTATTATATCCTTATTCGTGTTGCTTATTGTTACACGTCCGTTTTTCTGATATACATACCCGTCCGTATCAATCAATCCGGCAATAACTTGCTTTCTTACTTCTATGGAATTAAATACAAATTCATCCCCTATATGCTTTTTCTTTATATAACCATTTTCTTTTAACGCCTTATAAAATTCACTTGAATAAAACTTACGTGTAGTAGTTCCCTTTAATTCATGAAAGTTATAAGCACTATTATTAATTATTTCTATATCATTATTACCTATATGAATATATCCACATGTCGCACAGCCATCCCCAAGCCATACGCCAAATAAATACGGGTCTATTCCGGTTTCCCTATCATTGAATTTTACACATACATTAGCATCAACTTGGTATTTATAGCGTGAACCTCTCTTCCCGTCTCCCTTATATAACCTTCCTTCCTGATATATTTGTTTTGTTTCTACTCTTTCCCATTTATGCCTTGTTCGATTATATACTACCCATTCATGATTACCGTGGCATTCTATTTTAGAGCCATCAGAAAACGAAACCATATATTCGGATTTAGTTTTAGGTGACACCCATAAAACCTTTTTAGGCAATCCGTCTCTTCCTAATACATAATCTCCTACTTTTAAATCCCCATGTTTAACAAACCCATTAGGGGTTATAACTTCCTCATTATCAGAAATCTCCTTGCCATGCTGAGGGGGCGCCTGCACTATCATTTTGCGTATTAACCCGTGCGCAAACATATCCAACAACGTATAATATACTACGTGGAAAGGCTCTAATACTAAATCCGGCTGTATGTATCTTGCAAAGTTAATTAGACGCTTTCGACCGGCCTCTAATACAAAAAGCTCTGAATTGTCTTTTATTGCAGAATACATCTTTAATAATTCGTCCTTTTTCATTTCTTGTAATACCTCCCTTTCTTTGTGGTATGTTCCCAAACAGCGGCATAACTAACCCCCATTTCTATGGCCTGCTCCTTAATCGACATTTTGCTATATTTGGGGTTATGATACTCTTTAGGGTCTATTTGTTTTCTCATAAGCCCCAATGATTTTGCCTTCTGATATATTCCGCGCTTGGTATGACGGGGTATTTTCTTTGAAATCTCATCTATTGTGCTGACTCTGTACTCATCCCGTAGTATTTGCACCTCTATTCTATGCCATGTTTCATGCGTCACGGCCTTTTTTACCTTTATTTGTTCCATAATTTCATAATATTAA